GTTAGCAAAGCAATAGGGATTGCGACAGGAGCAGCCGCATTGCTAAGAGGTGCATTTGTTTTGTTAAATACACAAGTATTACTGTCGGCATCGGCTGCTATGACAGGAAATGCAAAAATGCTACTTCTTGCTGGTGGGATGAATACAGCGGCATCAAGAGCAGCAATTTTAAGAGGTGTGCTAACAGGACTAGCAGTAATCGGTATTATCACTGTTGGGATCAATTTAGTTACCACAGGATTGGGCGAATTTATTGCAGCGCAAAACGAGATCAATAGATTAAGAGGTTTGCGCCAAGGGGGCGGTGTCCAATTGGTTGGCGGCCCAACTCAAACACGCGAAAATGTAATCAAAAAACAGGAAACAGCAAAACAAACAATAGTTCAAACAACACAACAAAAGAAAGAAGCACAGAAATTTGATCCGATTAGTTTTTTCTTGGGCGGATTAGCGCCTTTAGTTGGAGGCAAATCGCAAATTCAAAAAACAGATGCGTTTAGAATAGCAAACGAAAAACAACTTAATGCTCAAGCAATACTAGGATTAAGCCCATCAGCGTTTGCACCAGCTAAACCTGTCAAGCCAGAGGTGCCAATCACTACAGGCGGTGGTGGCGTCACGCCAGAAGGCGGCGGTGGTAAAGAGCCTACAGAAAAGAAAGTAAAAGCGTTGAAAGAAATTGTTGATATTAGCAAACAAGAGGCAACGCTCCAATCGCAACTTATTCTTTACACAGCTCAAGAAGATAAATATGCGCAAGCATTATTGACGAAAGAGCTTGCAATATATGAAGCTAAAAATTCGCAACTTGGCGCTAATACAAAAAAAGTCGCAATGTTTAAGGCCGAAGTTGATTACACTAAAACGATTAATGATTTAGAAAAAGAAAAGACAGATAAATTAAAATCACAAAATGAACTTAATTTGCAAAAAATGCAGCCTCTACAAGATGAACTTGACATTATGCAAGCACGTCTTAGGGGTAACGAAGCAGAAGTAATACTTAAACAACAGCTTAGAGATATTATGATTGGCACTGCTGGCTTAGATGCGCAAGAAGTTACGAATACATTAAAAAAAATTGATGCGCTTAAGCAACAGTTAACAGCCGCACAAGAATTAAAAGGGCTTTATAGCGATATTGGGATGTCAATTAAATCTGGTGTTATTGATGCGATACAAGGCGCAATCGACGGGACTAAAAGTTTGCAGCAAGTCGCAACTGATCTATTAAAGAAAATCGGTGATAAGTTGTTAGATGTTGCTGTAAATATGGCTTTATTCGGTAGCATGAGCGGCACCGGCACCGGCGGCGGGTTGCTTGGCGGATTGTTTAAGCGTGCTAAAGGCGGTAGCGTCACAGGCGGCAGNCCTTACNTCGTAGGCGAGCGTGGCCCTGAGTTGTTNATGCCAGGGCGTAGTGGCGGTATAGCGCCAGCAGGATCATTNGGCGGTGGCACTAACGTAGTTGTTAATGTAGATGCAACCGGTAGTAACGTGCAAGGCGATGATCAAAGCAGCAAACAACTTGGTGTACTGCTGGCAGCAGCAGTGCAAAAAGAACTAATTAAACAAAAACGTCCTGGAGGTATTCTTGCATAATGGCTACTTTCCCCAACATTACGCCAAGCTATGGCGCACAAAAAAACAGCAATCCTAAATTAAGAGTAGTAGCTTTTGGCGATGGTTACGAAAACCGGTTTACATTTGGATTAAATCAAAATCCGAAACAATGGTCATTATCTTGGGATAATATTACAGAAGCTAATGCTGATACGATTGAAACATTTTTAGATGCACGTGCCACTGATGGCGCTAGTTTTGATTGGACGGGACCAGGTGAACCAAGCGCTTATAAGTTTGTTTGCGCTGAATGGAACAAGACTATACCTTACACTGGCCGCGCTAATATCCAAGCAACTTTTAGACAAGTATTTGAGCCATGACCGTACCAGTATCAGCGCTGCAATCATTAACACCTGGCGCGATTATTGAGCTATATGAATTACACCTTGATGCAACTTTACATGGTGCCAGTACGATCTATAGATTTCATGCGGGCACAAATAACAACAATAACGGCAATGTAGTATGGAACTCAAACTCATATACTAGATTCCCTGTNGAAGCGACAGGATTNGAATTTAGNGGTGGNGGGCAATTACCAAGACCAAAGCTACAGGTATCAAATGCGCTAAGTTATGTCACGGCAATACTTTTAATNGTAAATGATTTCAATACAGGTAATGACTTAATNGGCGCAAAATTCATCCGTATTCGTACGTTAGCGCGTTATATCGATGCGGTTAATTTNACTGGTAACGTGAACCCATATGGCACGCCAGACCCTACTGCTGAATTTCCGCAAGAGATTTATTTCTTAGATCGTAAAGTAGTAGAAAATTTAAACTTAGTTGAATGGGAATTAGCCGCTGCTTTTGATCTTGCTGGAATTAAAGCGCCGAAACGTCAATGCCTTGCTACTATATGCCAATGGAAATATAAATCTGCTGAATGTTCATATGCAGGAAGCAATTTCTTTGATGTTAATGATGAAATTGTGCCAAATACAAATCTTGATGTATGCGGCAAACGATTAAATAGTTGTGCAATTAGATTCGGTAAAGATAATGAGTTACCATTTGGATCGTTCCCAGGCATTGGAGTTGTCGCAGGATGAACTGGCGTGACGCAGCATTAAATCACGCTAAAGCAATAGCACCAAAGGAATCATGCGGTTTAGTTGTAAATTACGATGGTGTTGAAGTGTATTGGGAATGTCGTAATATTGCAGAAATTGATGATTGTTTTGTTATACATCCAGCGGACTGGGCAGAAGCAGAAGACACTGGCGTCATTATTGCAGTAATCCACAGCCATGGCAGCAATTCACCAGAGCCAAGTGATATGGATATTAAATCATGTAAGCGCAGCAAATTGCCGTGGTATATACTAAGCACAGATAAAGGCGAATGGCGATCATGCTTCCCTTGATTGGACGTAACTGGCAATGGATTAAATCTGATTGCTGGACGTTGGTTCGTGATTATTATGCAACTAAAGGTTTAATATTACCGGATTGGGATAGGCCACCGGAAGAAGAGTTTGAAGATAATCCTATATTTGATAAATGCTGGCGATTAGCAGGATTCCATGAGTTGCGAGACGATGAACTATTGCAAGATGGTGATGCTTTACTGTTTAATATTCATTATGACAAACCAAATCATGTAGGAATCTTTTTGGCTGATGGCAATATTTTGCATCATTTCAAAAATCAACTAAGTCGTTGCGATAGCTATGGCAGGTGGTTACAGCAGTCCACATCGCGTAGACTAAGGCATGACGCTTTAAAACCATGATGCGTAAGATCCGGCTGTATGGGGAATTGGCTAAATTTATTGGGCAACGTGAATTTACTGCCGTTGCATCTAATGCCGCTGAAGCGGTTAGATTCCTATTGGCAAATTTCCCTGGGTTAGATCAACATATGATGGGTTACGATTATCGGGTATTAGTTGGTACTTATGCAATTAATAAAGATGAATTGCATCATCCGGCAGGCGAACAGACAATAAGGATTATTCCATTAGTCGCAGGCGCACGCGGTAAGAAAGGAGGCTTTTTGCAGATTCTTGCTGGAGTTGCATTAATTGCTGGTGCTATATTTCTTGGCCCTGCGGTTGGTGGTTTTTTAGGCATTGGCGGCGGTTCTGGTTTCTTTGGTGCCGGTGTTGCGTCTGCTATTGGCGGCCTTGGCGCAAGTCTGGCATTAGGCGGTGTAGCGCAATTGCTAGCACCAGTACCAAAAATATCAGCGCCTAGCCAATCTAATTATTACACCCCAACATCAACAAAAGAAACAGAATTAGACCCTCAAAAGTCATATTCTTTTAGCGGGATACAAAACACATCAAGGGTAGGATCAGCAGTGCCGATAGTATATGGAGAAACCATAATTGGATCAGTTGTGATTTCTGCTAACTTTAACACCTTGGAGTTGATCTAATGCCTACTACCGCTGAAGAGGTATTTTTTGCTTATACATTAAAACCAAAAGCTCAAGCTACATATCTCAATTATATCCAACAAAGAGAAGCTATCCCAAGAGTGCCAGTTAGGACAGCCGACACATTATCTAGCACTCAATACGCTACATTTATTGATCTGCTTAGCGAAGGCGAAATTGAAGGCTTCCCATCAGCGGCAGGATTAACCAAAGGCACCGTTGATTATAACAATGCGGCATTAAAAGATATTTACCTTAACAACGTTTCAGTATTAAACTCAACTGCCAATATCGCATCGATACAAGAAACAGACTATAATTTTAAGAATGTAAAAGTAGATTTCCGCTATGGAACACAATCACAAGCCTATTTCCCTGGTTATGGCGAAATATCAACACCAGTACAAGTAAATCAAAAAGTTGATTTTCTTACTTCTAGAGTCC